CCGTGTCACACATAATCCGCCAGGCCGTGCTCATCGCCGGGCCATTTTTGATCGAGCATCCAGAGTGCGCTAAAAACATAGGCATACCCAAGCCGAAAGGGCAATAACACAGGAGTAATACTTGTGGATTACCGGGTGGAAACAGGCTCATGAACCTTGACGCTATGCGCGAACAACTGAAACGCCACGAAGGTTTAAGGCTTAAAGCCTACCTTTGCCCTACAGGTCACAAGACCATTGGATTCGGTCACAATCTGGAAGCTCACGGTCAGACCGATATTGAGGAATGCACCATCGAGCAGGCAGAACAGTGGCTTGAAGAAGACATTACAAGAGCCGTTAAAACTGTAAAGGCTCTCATAAGCCCGGCTTTGTTTGAACGGTGTGAAGATGTTAGGCAACGAGTTTTAGTGAACATGGCTTTTGCCCTCGGTGGCAGGTTGGGAGATTTTAAGAAAATGCTGCGGGCTGTTTACGAGGGACAATGGCTTGTAGCGGCTTTGGAGATAGCCAACAGCCGTTTTGCGAAACAAACCGGGCAGAGGGCTATCGAGTTGGAAGGGATGATGAAAACCGGAAAACAATAAACGGCTTACCCGAAAGTAAGGAAATATAATGGAATCACAATCGCTCATACCAGCATTCGACTTCTGCCCGACATCCTGGCTGTATCCCTGTCTGGAATCTTGCACTCGGAACCCGGCAACCTGCTGCCTCTACGATTCGCCGGGGAAAGCCGGTAAGCAGACGTTGGAAGCAGCCCTCGGCTGCGAACCTCCATTATGCCGGGTATGCGGCGAGACCGAACCGAGCAATTTCTGGCTGCCGTCTGTGCGCACGATATGCAAATCGTGCCGGAACAATCAGATCCGGGCCAACGAACAGAGCAAGCGAAAAGCGGCCGGCTACATGAAGACCAGGGTTTGTCGGCAGTGCGGCCTGCAATTCCAGTATCCTCCATATAACAGATCGGTGCTGTGTCCGGCTTGCAGGATGCAAACATGACCGAGAAGCGGAGTGAAAATTACTCGATGGTGACTTTGAGACGCAACGGCAAAATCTTGTCCGCCTGGCGATACCTGGATGAAGCCGCGCTTTTAGCCGAGGGTCCCATGAGTTTGGAGAGCGGTTGCATGAAGCTGGTTCGTGATCTATCTCAAGAGATTTTCAGTAAGATGGACGCATCTCAATGATCGACCTGATTCCTAAAATCAAGGCGAGAGTAACGGCAAAGACCATGTTTCAGCGCTTCTGGCCGGCTCATTACCGGGAACGCGGAAACTGCCGATGTCCATGGCATGAGGATGCCACCGAGTCTTTGCAGTTGAGCGACGAGTTTGTCTACTGCCACGCCTGCGGGTTTAGCCTGGATTGCATCGATCTTTATCAACGCGGCGCCGGAGTGGATAGTAAAGAGGCTCTACAGCACATGGCTTCAGAGCTGGGTCTGAACGGAAACCCATCAAAGCACACCCGCCAAACGAAACATACCTCTAGCACAGATTTTCTAAAGCGTTGGAAGAAGATCGCCAAGAACACAATTCCCGACGAAGCCAGATCATACCTCGAAGAAACGAGAGCTCTAGCAGGGATTTTTTCGGGTCTCGTCGAGGGGCAGTACATTGCCTTCGATCCAAAGTACCGGGCCTGGAATCACGATTTAGATCAGCAGGAAACATGGCAGGCTCTCGCATTCCCCTTGACGGATGCAGGTTCGAAAGAAATGCTGGGTATCCAGTACATTTCAATCGATGGCTCCGGTAAGAAATTCGCCAAGGGGACCAACGGAAAGGAAGGTTTTTTCTTCTACGGGGACGGCAAGGAGTATTTCGTTGTGACCGGAGCCGTCATCGATGCTCTGTCGGTTCATGTCGCGTGTCGGTCAAAAATGGATATCGGGGTCTGTTCGATCCTTTCCGAAGGCAAAGGGTACGCCGCCAAGCTTGGAAAACTCAGCCGCCCGCAACCGGTGCTATTTTTCGACAACGATTCCGCCGGCGAGCAGATCACCGTCCTGGCTGCCGAGGTCCTCGATTACAACTGCCGCATTATCGACTGGTCTCTTGCACCCTCCGGGATAAATGATGCCAACGACCTGCTCAAAGCCGGTCATGCGGATATCATCGAACGGATGGTCAGGACTTCTCGGGTGCCGACAAAGGAAGAGTTGTCCGGGACTATCAATACCGATCGGGATGAAATGCAGAGACGCCTGGCGGAACTCAACCGGGAATACTCCGTTGTGATGCTGGGTGGTAAGTGCCTTGTCATGCGCCAGGTCAAGGACCCCATTTTCGGCCGCCAGGATGTTGTGTTTAGTTCGTTCAACGATTTCAGGAACTTCCACGGCAACGAAAAATACTGGTTCGCAGACGGAAACGGCAAAGCCAAGAAAAAAACCATTTCCGAGATATGGTTGGAAAGGACAGACAGGACACAATTCGATGGCATTGTTTTTACTCCCGATACAGCTTCTCAGAATGGATACTATAACCTTTGGCGCGGATTCGACGTTGAATCGAAGAAGGGACAGTGCGACAGGTTGCTTGACCATATTCACCAGAACATAGCCGGCAGGGATAGCAAGATTTATCAGTATGTTATGGCTTGGATGGCAGAAATAGTCCAGAACCCCGGAGGGAAACGGCCGGGGGTGTCCCTGGTTCTGCGCGGAAAACAGGGAGTCGGGAAAGGGTGTCTTGCCGATTATTTCGGTAAAATCCTCGGGAACCATTTTCTCCACGTCACGCAGGCGTCACAACTGACCGGGAAATTTAACAATCACCTGAAAGACGCGCTCCTGGTCTTTGCCGACGAAGCATTCTGGGCCGGGGATAAAGGCGCTGAAGGCGTGCTAAAGGGAATGATCACGGAAGATATCATCATGATCGAGCCCAAGGGCCGGGACCCCTTCGCTGTCAAGAACCACGTCAGGTTGCTCATTGCCTCCAACAATGACTGGCTTGTGCCGGCCGGACCGCAGGAGCGCCGTTTCTGCGTCCTTCAGGTCAGCGATAAGCACCAGCAAGATCACAAGTATTTCAATAAGATATACAAGGAAATGGCAAGCGGGGGCCGGGGGGCCCTGCTCCACATGCTTCTCGAAGCCGATATTTCGGGATTCGACTTCTATGACTTTCCTAAAACTGAAGCGCTGCTCGATCAGAAATTGAGTTCCATGTCGAGTGTCGGAAAGTTCTGGTACGAATGTCTGCGAAGGGGTAGCATCAAACATTCTTCCCCCGATTACCCCGGGTTAGATTGGTCGTCTACCATACCGACTGAAGACCTTTACCGACTATACCTGAATGAATGCAAGGACAGGAATGATCGCCATCCGTTCGTAGATGCAGAGTTTGGTAAAAAATTGAAAGATCTGTGTCCTACGATGCGCCGGAAAAGACCTTATGGTACGGGTGGTTCAAGATATTGGCAATATCACTTCGGAACTCTGGAACAATGCCGACAGGATTTCAACACCATAACCATGAGCAATACCCAATGGGATGAGGATATAGACTGAACAATTTTGTAATAGTCCTAGCTGTGCTAGGACTAATGAGGTTTGCTAGGACTGGTTAAGTTACCGGAAATAAAGAGATAGTCCTAGCAGTCCTAGCAGTCCTAGCATTTTTTAAAATTGCGTGGGGATTTTTTTTAGAAGATGGAAATAGCATTTTCCGGGTAATTTTAATTTTTTTCTAGCAATTTCTATTTTTGCTAGGACTGCTAGGACTGCTAGGACTAAATAAATAATATTATATACTTAACCAGTCCTAGCATAGTCCGGGCAGTCCTAGCATGGGAAGGCTGAAAATGAACAAATCAGACCGTAATCCATTCAGAGAACCGGTAGCAGAAGCCATTCAACCACGGATTCCAAGTTTCTCAGCCCTTGACCCCATCCACGACGCTCACGCCTTCGTTTCAGATCTTTACGAGCAGATACCGGCCGAGAACAAATGGAAGCGCCTGGCTATGCGAAAGGCCATGCTCAACCCTAAGCTGATATCCGTCGAGGATGCGGTGTGGAGACAAGCCTTGGTTGTCATGGACGAGGATGCGAGTGAGAATGCGAGGCAGGTTGCCGGGGAAAGAGTTGGAGAGGGGATGCAATATTGGAAGCAACTTGTGATCGGGAAGAGTTGAAAGGGACGCTGTAATGAGCCTCCGCTGGTCGGAAGAACAACTCCAGGAATATCAGTCAAAGCGGCATTTGCCACAGCCTGTTGGTTATGTTCCCCTTCTATACCACAAAGAACGACCCGACGAAGGCCCCGAATCGAGCCTTCAGAGCAAAATAGAAAAATGGTGTATCGATCATCATTTCTACTTCATTCGTGATCGCAGCAGAGGCCGGAACACTCCCGGGCAACCCGATTTGGTGATTGCCCTACCAGACAGACGAACACTATGGATTGAACTGAAATCAAAGATGGGGAGATTACGGCCCGAGCAGATACGGGTGATTCAGCAGCTTATATTGCACGGGCACGAGATCCATGTGGTTAAAAGTTTCAGGCAGTTCTTGACGATTGTGCACGAGGATAAAACACTATGACGGGGATCGGTGAAATAAAAAAGGCCAACCTGTTGAAGCGTTGGCCCTATAGTCCCTAAAAATGCAGAACGGCTCCAGTCAAAGGTTTTTAGATGCCTGATCCGGTAAAACACAATGGCAAACACCGATACTGCACCGGCCTGAAAGCCATTGCCGTGTACCTCGGGGATCGACTCGGGTGTACGGTGACTACCAGGACCGTGCATAGGTGGGTTCGGGAACGCGGGTTGCCGGTGAAGAAGTTGTCTGGATGGACGATTGCGTGTACCAAAGATATTGACGAGTGGTTGGAGCGATGAGAGGCGCCTGGTCGTAAAAACCTGTAAACCCGCATTGCACCGTAGGTGTTCAAGTATGGCGGGAGGTGCGAAAGTCGATTGTGGCGCATTTTAAGGGATGTTTTTTGTTGGTAACATGGCATAACTTACTTTTATTAATGGTAACACACATGGAGTTTGTTGGTGGGTAAACCGTTACCAATGGCTACTATAGAGTTGTTTAATGATCTAATCGGGCAGGGATTTAATAACGCAGAGATAGCTAGGCAACTAGGCATTACTCCTGCTGCGGTCTCTCTCCGCAAAAAGAGACTCAAACTCAGAAAGACCCAAACTGTAAGTACTAGGCCCAGGATAGCCAAGATGGTGGTTGGCGAACTCGACAGCATTGCCCAACTGTCCAAGATCAATCACCACGCCAACGAACTCCTGGATGCGCTCATGGAAGATCACCGAAACGGGGAAAATCCTCAAGTGCCCAGGGACCAGGCTCTTAAAACCATGGCAGAGATCCGAGGACAGCTAAAGTTGCAGCTTGATATATTCCAGGGGTTGTTCGACATGAAGGCGGCGGTAATGTTCCAGGAAGAAGTTCTGGCGGCAATCGCAGAGGTGGAGCCCGATGTTCGGGACAGAATCATCAATAGATTACAGACTAAACAAGCACTACGACAGCTTATTCAGCCGACTAGGTGAGCTTGGGTGCGGTGTTCCAGGTTCAGCGCTTTCGCTGTCCGAGCCTTGCGATATTCTTCCTCAAAAACTTCTCCCGTTGTTCGATCCTGGCTACCGCTTCCGCGTCATGTGGGGTGGACGTGGCGGGTCGAAGTCTTGGAGTGTTGCTCGTGCACTGCTCCGAAATGGAGTTCAATCCCGCCTGAGGGTCCTCTGTACCCGTGAGTTCCAAAATTCAATTCGGGAGTCCGTACACCAGGTCTTGACCGATCAAATAGCGACACTCAACCTCGACAGCCATTACACCATCGGAGTCCAGGAGATCACTGGTAAAAATGGGACTGAGTTTGTGTTTGCCGGCCTGCGCACCCATCCACAAAAAATCAAATCCTACGAGGGTGTAGATGTGTGCTGGGTAGAGCAAGCTGAGCAGGTTGATAAGGATTCGTGGATCAATCTGATACCGACGATCCGTAAGGATGGGTCGGAGATATGGGCGACGCTCAACCCGGACGAGGAGACGGACCCGGTGTATCAGATGTTTGTGGCTCCGACCTTACCCGGTGGTGATCCAACAAAGCTGCCTCCAAACTCGCTGGTGATCAACATCAACTGGCAGGATAATCCATGGTTCCCGCGGGTGCTCATGGACGCCATGCTTTATTTAAGGTCAGTGGACCCCGATTCCTGCGACCATGTGTATGGAGGCCATCCCAAAAAGCACAGCAAGGCGCGAGTCCTCAGTGGCAAGTATGTGAGTTATTCATTTGAGCCTATTCCGGGGGTGTGGGACGGACCCTACCAGGGGCTTGATTTTGGATTCTCGACCACGCCGGCCGCTGCGGTCCGGTGTTGGGTGCATGATAATCGGCTGTGGATCGAGCATGAGTCCTTTGGATTGGGGCTTGAGATCGATGAGTCCGAGCAGGGATTATTGAGGCGACTGGAGCGAGATATTCCCGACTTTGCAAGACACACGACCAAGGCAGATAATGCGAGGCCCGAGAGCATCAGCTACATGCAGCGCCATGGATTTGAGCGGGTTACGGCCTGTGCGAAATGGAGGGGTAGTGTCGAGGACGGTATATCGCATCTTAGGAGCTATCAGGAGATCGTCATACATCCAAGGTGTGTCAATGCACTCGACCAAGCTAAGTTATGGCAGTACAAAGTTGACAGGCTGACCGGGGAGCCGATGGCCGACTTGCAAGACGGTAACGATGACGTTTATGACGCGACGCGCTATAGCCTTGAAAAGATCATCCGGCCCGGCAAGAGCTTCTTTGACGGAGTGGTGAGGAGATAAATAAGATGCCCACTATCAAGCTAATCCCACGCCGTAGCGGATCACCATACTATCTCGACATGCGGGACGAGTCCCATTACAAGTGGATTGCGGCCGGCTTCGGGTGGCCTGCGGATCGTGCCGGCGCATTGGTCGTTGTCGGGGTCAACGTCCTTCCGCAGATGCTCACCATGGAGTACACCTACAAAGTCCTTGTAATCGAGGAGGAGGACAATGTGACCGCACTCGTCAAACGTGCAGTCCTGCTCCGGGATGATTACTGCGTGGGCGAGTGGTACGGAGATCCGAAGTCCCCGCTCATGCAGTTCGTGCATTCAGCCAATGAGCGTCTTACGATGCTGTCTCAACCCTATTTTGCCATTATCGAGCCTCATGGATTCCGCGATACCAGGCCGTTCGTGTTTTACGCCTCAGCGGTCAAAAACGCATATCAACGGGACCTTGTGGACTCAGGTGGATACCGGGATTTGATCAGCGAGAGGTTGACCGAACTCAAAGAAGAAACCGCGCTCGAGAAGGTAAAGGTGAGCAACTACCCGGTGATATCGGCGCTCGGGTATGTGATTGCTTCCTTGCAGGCGTACAAGCCGTGGGAGTACGGAGAGCGCCGGATTCGGGAGCACAGTCTAGACTTGGATGATTCGAGAGGATTCCAACCGCACACAAAGGGAGGATGGGCATGATACGAGCAATCAAGATCCTTCTGGCAA